GGACATGATATCTAAGTTTTTCAACATACGTTGTTGATCTAGTCTTGCTCTGGCCGTATCGTCACGCATTTCTGCTATATCTTCTGAGGCTTGAATACGCTCTCTATCAATTGTAGCCCTTCTTGCCGCGTCTTGTTCTTTACGTCTCTCTTGTGCATTAAACTGTTGTTGTTCAATTGCTAACTCTTGACCTTTCAAGGCAAGTTCTTGTTTTCTAATTGCCACTAATGGATCTTCATCCTCTGGTTTAGATATTCTAGCTGTGTAATCAGCAATTAATTCTGACATTATAGGTGCTGAGAACTGTGCCAATATGTTATTTGCTTGTTGCATCAAAGCACTTTGTTCCGCAGGACTAACTTGCTGTGCTTGTTGTTGCAGTTGTTGGAACTGCTGTAAAGCTTCTGGTGGCATTTGTTGTTGTGCCAAGATATCTGCTTTCATTTGTAAATGTTCCATAATATGTGCATGCACTAATGCTTGCACTTGTGCGTTCATTTGTACGGGTGGTGTATTAAGTAGGCTCATGTGCGTTGCTATATGTGCATCATGGTTTTGCTCAGGGAAGGCCTTAGCAGGATTACCTAATAACAATTGATTATTTTCAAAGCCAGCTTCTACAGGTTTTGGCTCTGTTTGAGGGGGTGGGGCTAGTATTTGCTCTACGTTATCAACACCTATAGCAGAATACATACGCTTGTAAGACTCGTAAATACCTGATGCACCGTGTACTTCTGGATTAGATTGGACTAATTGCATCATTTCTTGAGCCATAGCTATACGTTGCGATTGACTAAATATATCAGGGTTAGATATAGGAAATATATCTACTCTATCGTCAAAATCAGTTAATTTAATGGTATTGTTAGCATTTGCCACGTTATATGGATATTCTTCTGGTAAATATTCTTTAAATACGTTAGCTAAGATACGAAACTCTTTCTTTTGCGAGTTATGTAGTCTTTTATGTATAGCAGATAATACCTTGGTTGATCTTTCTAATAAGGCTAATGTAGTGCCTACAGGTGCATTTGGATTACCTTGGCCTACATTAATTTCTGCGATAGAAGCAAATCTTTGTCCTGCGTTTACTAAGATACCTAATAGATTTAATAAAGTACCGCTTGGCTCTTTGAATGGTAATGGTTGTATAGATTCACGTAAGGAACCACCTGGAGCATCTACATCTCTAAATTCTCCTGGTTGTATGGGTGTATCTTCGTCACGAATCCTAATACCACGGGTTTTAAAGCCTGCAGGTAGGTTTGCAAGAGTACCAGCGTCTATTAACTGCCTTAAAATACTGGTTGAAGCCTTTGAAAGCCCTCCAATCATGTGAGTTAGACCAAAACCGTAGAATCCTAGACCAGGCAGGAACTTAAAATGCACAAAATACTCTATTTTCTTACGCATAGGGTCGTCTTCAGCGTAATTACGGTAAATACTAAGAATATTGTTAGTATTTGCATCAATAGTTACGATATATGGTAGCTTTACACCTGTCATTTGACCCATTTCGTCCATATCTTCAAAGCCATCTATATCTAAATTACAGTGGACTTCGTATAAAACCGATACTTCACCCATATCATAAGATGGTTCTAGGCCTGAAAGCTCGTCTATTTCTTCTTTTACTTGGCTATATTCCTCGTTATCGTAGGCTCCAACCTCAATTTTGCGGTAAAAACCTAAAGCTTGCATCTTTTTAACCTCATTTTCAGGCATTTTGACCACATTTGTGATTCTTGGACAAGATTCTAGGTCAGTTGAGAAGTAAGGCACGATTAAATCTTCTGGTGCAATAAATTTTGATACTGCACGGCCTAATGATTCGTCATAATATATTTTTTTGAACGCAGATCCAGCAAGAGGTAGATAAAATAGCATTTGGTCTAGCTCTTCATCAAACTCTTCCATTACATGCACTATCTGATAGTTCATAAAATCAGATACCCTTTGTGCTTGTTCTTCGATTACCGCATCATATTTACCAACTACTTGTGTTTTTACAGGTCCGTTAGCTGGTAATAGCTCTTTGTATGCTTGGGCTTGAAAATTAGTGACTGCTTCACCTAATAGTGGATGTATGACACCTGAAGCACCTTCAAAAGGCTCTGATCTTTCTTGATCAAACTTCATACCTAAATACTTTAGGCCGTCTGTATAGGTTTTTTCCCAATCCTCTCTGCTCGTTTTATCTTTTTCTATACCTGCTATTAGTTCTATAGATATGGTGTTAAGGGTATTATCGTCTAAAGATTCAGCTAGATTACTATCAAAGCCTGTATCTATTACCACATCATCTTCTGGACCAAGGACTGCACTACCGTCCTCTTGTAATTCAAAATCGTCTTGGCCTGCCTCTTCAATCGCTTCAATAGCGACTTGCATATCCTCTGTACCTTCTAACGTGTTTTCAGATGTAGGTACGTTACCTGGTTGTTTTTCTATTGCCATTAATAATATGCCCTCTTAACTAGGGTTTTTTGCTCGTCCATATAATCGTCATGTAACGAAACTAAACCACCTTCCCTAAAACGCATTAGGGCTTGAGTCATAGTATCACATAAATCGTCATTTTTACCAAAAGGAAATGCTGCACACTCCTCTATCATATCCTCAGCAAACTTACGTTGTGGTGCCCAGACTAGATTAGACTCGAATATAGGAGCGACAGAGTGCATACGGGTAGATTTATCGTGGCCTCTAGTAGGCGAGTAATTAACGACAGGTATGCCTAATCTACGCAGTTCATGAGTAAGTGGTGTACCAGATGCCTTGGCTTCAATCAAGGTCATATCAGGATCCCAGTATTTATATTCTTCGTAGGCTATCCGTTTAAGTTCTGGGAAGTCCCATCTGCCTTTTTGGGCATCTAGTAAAATAATAGAATCTGGATCATCAGGTGTAGGGTTGAACACACCCCAAGTAGAGATAGCAGAGTAGTCACTATTTTGTTTTTTACTGTAGGCGGTATCGTAACTTTGAATAATATATTTTACAGGTGGCAAGGAATCATGCTCCCAAACGTTCCACCACTCACGCTTGATAATTGAGCCTTCTTCTGCGGTTGGAGTCTGCATCCACTGGGCGTTCCATTTTTGGGTAGGCAAAGAAGCCTTTACTTTGTTAAGTTCTTCTATATCCCAGAACTCAGGCCACAAAGGATTACCAGATTCTTCAAAAATAGCTGGGAACTCTACAATATCCCACTGGTCGGCTAGCTCTTCTTTCTGAGCTTCTAGTAGCCTTTCGGTTAAATCAAGGGAACTCCATCTAGTCATAACCAATATGATAGCTCCGCCTGGTTGTAGCCTCTGTCTAGGACCAGAAGTGTACCACTCCCAACATGCTTCCATAGCAGTAGGGCTAAGTGCATCTTGTTCTGAGTGTGGATCGTCAATAATAAGCAGGTCTGCACCACGACCTGTAATAGCTCCACCTACACCAGCAGCAAAGTATTCACCACCTTTGTTGGTTTCCCACCTACCTGCTGATTTAGAATCAGCTTGTAATTCAACTTTGCTGAATATCTTTTTGTATTCTTCGGTATCCATCATGTTTCTAACCTTACGGCCAAAACGTACCGCTAGCTCGCCTGTATGGGTAGTCTGCATGATCTTACGATTTGGTTGTTTACCCATAATCCAAGCAGGAAAGTAAGTAGAACAAAACTCAGACTTGGTATGCCTAGGTGGCATGTTAATAATTAACCGTTTGCACTTACCTTCTGCGACTTCCTCAAGTTTCTGGGCAAAGATCTTGTGATGACGGCCACAAATAAACTCTGGCCACATGTAATTAATAAATTCTAGGAAAGAACCTTGGCACTCTTTTTGTTGTTCTATTAAAGCTAAACGCTCTTGTAACATTAAGGTTTCGCGTATTTCTGAATCAGATAGATGCGAAAAATTAGGATTGGTCACTTATCAATCTTGAGTTTTAAAAAACTTAGACGGATCTTTAACCATTTCATCATATTGTTTTCTTAGTCTAGCATTTTCAGCTATTTCTGCATTAACATTATCTAGCTGTTTTTGATAGGTTGCTAAGTTTTCTTTTCTTAGTATAGGATCTGTACCTTCTTTGATGCTTTTAATTATGCCCTCTAATCTAGTTTTTTCTTTAGCTAAAAAATTCCTTGTTAAATCATCCAGAGCTGTTAGACCACCTTTTACTTTTTTTGGACCAAAAGCCATAGCCGCAGCCCCACTTAATCCTTGACCACGTAATCCTAATCTGTCAACCATTTGCTGAGCACCAGGGTTTAACATTTGATAAAGTGGCCCACCAAAAGCTTCAGTCATTTCAAAGGGAGATATGGGAGTTATAGAACCAACATCTGCACCTCCACCTTCGGCCATCATCATAGGCTCTTGAGGTGCTTGCATTTGACCGCTAAGTACCATATCAATATCAACACCAAGAGCTTGAGCTGCTTGCTCTAGTTCTTCTTCAGAGATGCCGTACTGCTCTAGAAAGGCTTTAATTTGCTCTGGATTAAGACCTTGCTCGATCAACATGTTTATAACTTGTAATATCTGCATGAGGGCTCCCTGAGCCTCTTGGATTTCGTTTTGTGTCATATCCCCCATTTCAGATTGCATATCCATAGATAAATCGGGGGTCATAGGAGTCCCTTGCATCTCAGGTGCAGAAGGAACATTCATGATCATATCTTCTTCCATATCTATAGTAATTTGGGTGCAGTCTGTACGGAGGTAATATGAAGTACATATTTGACCACACCCGCCTTATAGCGATTGTAACATCAAATATAAAAAATACTAGAATGTTGTGAAAATTAAAATTGTGTGAGAGAAACCTTGTGTGTAAGTATAGCTATATAGTTGCAGTTACTTTTTTGGGGGTGGGGGGGTTTAATAGATCTATTTGTGTGTATAAATGGGGGTCTAAGGGAACCTAGATCTACATGATCATGCACTAGGATCCTGTTAGATCTTACTGATCAATCACTTGGATCTTAGTAGATCTACATGATCTAACCTAAAAATCCTGATAGATCTACAAAATTAAGCCCAGGCGGCCTAACAGATCCACTAGATCTAAGCCCTCAGATGCTCTGTATTGATAACTTTTATTGATCTAATGTTATGAGGTAACTGATGTAAGTAAGAGCTTAGAATAAAAGCAAATGATCATTTTAGATCTTACTAGATCTGTCGGATCTAACACGAAGATCCTAGTAGATCCTAATAGATCTATGGTCATTTTTTGTTTTAAGAATGTGATAAGAATGGGATTTAGGTCAACTGCCCTTATAGATCCGTAAGATCATGATCCATAAAAAAAGGGATCTTATGATCCCTCTTGTATGATCTTACGATCTAATGATCATGCTGAACTAAATATATAATCTTCGCTGTCTTCGTTATATATATCTGAACCATCAAGATCTGCTTTAATAAGTTCATTATGCAAATGCTTTATACGATCTTTAACTATTGCTACAGCTTCCTCCCGGCTTTCAGCTTCTACATGATCCCATACAGAAAAGTTTACATAATATGTGTTAATAACTGGCAGACTCATACTGCCTCCCTTTTCTTTTGTTGCTTTTCGTATTCATCATTAAAAGCTATTTCGATCATTTGATCTACTAACTTTATAATTTGATCTAATTTTTGACGGTTAGCATCATAAGCCTCGTCACTATAACACCAAGCCAATTTATTAAATTGTTTTGCATGATCTCTCCACCTTTCAGCAAACTCATCAAAGGTGATGTCTTTGTATTCTTTATTTATAAAGCCTACATTCATGTTAATTGTTTTTTCTTTACTCATGTTAATTAACCTCATGTATTGTTTTATCGGTTGTATTAAATGATTTTAATACCTCATAACTAATATTCTTAGTGTTAATTAAATGCTGTAATTGTTTTACCACATCACTATAAATTAACTCATTTGTGTATGTACATTTTTCTAAGTTATCAGTTGGTATCTCAATCATTATTTTTTGATTTTCATTTTCATTATGTTTCATTAGTCCACCTCTAGTTCTAATTCGTCATTCTTTGCTAGCTTATTCCAAGTAGGATCAGCTAGCACATAATCGACTGTCTCAGTCCAATTATCCTCTCTTTTCCCT